TAAAAAGCCTTAGCCTCTTCATTTGTATCACGTATTACAATTTTACAAGAGGCCATCTTTCTTTTTGTTTTTACTTTAAGTCCATTAATATAGCTATACTTCATTGCAAGATGACAGTCGGCATGCTTTTCTGAATTTTCAATTGTTTTTTGTGAAGTACCGCTAACAATTATTTCTGGCTTGTTCTTTAAAACTTTTATCTTTGAAAATTTATCTAGCCAGTCAGACGTATACTCTACTCTGCCTTCATATGTTTTTAATAAATCTTCAAGCCTAACAACATCTTGAGAGCTAGTTTCTTCTTCTTTTAAATCTCCCGCTGCAATATTGAGCATTATTCTATTTGAATCAATTGTGTTAAAAGCTTCACACATCATTGCACAATACTCTGGGCTAACTGCATAAGTTCTCATTGCAAACATATACTTAAGTTTATGCTCTTTATTAATAATATTTGCAACCCTAATCATGTAGTCTGGTAGCAATGAATGATACACCAAAAGTACAGATTCATATCCAGCATAGTCTAGTACGTTTGACAGGACTCTCAGAGACTCTGGGTCATCGTCTCCACGCTGTTGCATCCAGTGTATTTTAATTTGTTTACCTAACTGTTATGGTGAGCAGTTTACACACATGCTCAGGTGTATCCTAAGGCGTAACTATTGGCCCGTGCCCCATCCGAATGGGACAAACCAATTATACCTTATTTGATTTTAATTGTCTTTGGTTTTTTGTCTTCAGGAACAATACGCTCTAATGAAATTTTGAGCATACCGTTTTCTGCAGTTGCACCAGTCACTTCAATAAATTCAGCAAGTGCGAATTCACGAGTAAACTTTCGTGTTGCAATTCCACGATGAGCATACTTTGCCTCATCCTTAGATTCCTTGATCTCTCCCTTTACGGTGAGAACTTGTTCCTTAATAGAAATATCAAGGTCTTCCTTTGCAAATCCCGCAACTGCAAGTTCGATAAAGAATACATCTTCATCGTCTGTTGTAATTACGTTATATGGTGGGTAGTTTGTTCCTGTAGCGTGGGTGTGAATTCTTGACAGCTTGTCAAAATCCCTATTGAACCCAATAAAAAATGGATCATTAAAAAAATCCATACCGAATGTTGTTACCATATTATTCCTCCTTCAAGCGAATAAATTAATATATGGGCCTCCTATTGGACGACCCATATATTATTATAGCAAAATATTTACAGTTTGTCTATTTCTTTTTAGCCCTTGCTTTTGCTAGTGCTTCAAAGTCTTTAACCTTAGTATCTCCTAGGTATCCCCATGCATATCCGTCTGCAATCATCTGATCATTTATTGATACAGTTTGATCATCAACAAATATCCATCCAAGGATTCTTCCGTACTTTTCAGAAGAGTCCATCTTTTCAGTTTTAATCTTTACAGACTTAGCATCCTTTAGCTTATACTTAAGGTACTCTTTTGCTTCTAAGCCCAGCTTTTTTTCTGCAAGATCTTTTGTTCTTGATTCAGGAGTGTCTATACCAGCCAGTCTAACTCTTGAAGCAAACAAAATATCAAAACCAAGATCAATAAGGACATCAATTGTATCCCCATCAACTACGCCTTCTACTTTTCTAACGTAGTACTCGTACATTACTTAGTCTTCTTTGGTGCAGCTTTCTTTACTGGTGCTGGCTTGGCTGGCGCCTTTGCTGGTGCAGCAGGTGCTGCTAACTTGTTAAGTAGTGGAGCGTTTTCTTCTCCAGCATATACTGGACGACCCCAACCAACGATGCCGTTGATTAACTTTTTCTTATTATTCTTTACATATGCACGAGTTTTCTCGACACACATTCCGCCATTTCTTTGGTCTCCCTTTGCAGTACCTGAAGTGTTTCCCTCAATAACCTGAATAGTTCCATCTCCGTTGTTCTTAATACAGATACCAACATGTGAAATACGATTTACACCGTCTTCTGGAAAATCAAAATAAATCCAATCACCTGGTGTAGGATCATCATTACGAGCATCTGACCAACGATTATTCTTCTTAAACCAGTCTGACGCTGCAACTGTTGATGCAGACTTAGGATACTTTTTTGCATCTAGGCCTGATGTAAAGGCGCACCAAGAAACAAATGACTGGCAACATGGTTGGAAGTTCATTCCTGTCCACTTACCATATTTTGTTTCGTTGTCTTTTGGACCCTCGATGGTTCCAACTTCTTTTTTTGCAACCTCAATGATTGCTTCTAAACTTCCTTTTGTTGCCACTGTTCCTCCTATGTTGTGGTTGACTTAATCATATTATAGCATTTTCTTTTGCTGGAGATGCTGGATTCGAACCAGCGACCTAGAAGTTAACAGCTTCCCGCTCTGCCTGCTGAGCTAATCTCCATTAGTGTCCCCAGATGGTCTCGAACCATCGACCCGCAGATTAAAAGTCTGCTGCTCTACCAACTGAGCTATAGGAACGTACCCCTAGTTGGATTTGAACCAACGCTGTCACGATTTTAAGTCGTGTGCCTCTACCGCTGGGCTATAAGGGCAAGTGCCAGTTACAATGGTGGATTTTCCACAATAACATTTACTGGCTGTTGTACCTAGTGAGTTAGCAGAGCAATCTCCATCGGCCTGAACACCTTCGTATGATGCGCTCACAAAGTCGGTTTCGGTACAACGATCTCCATATAAATTGTTCAGATTTATATTTTGAGCGCCTTTGGCAGGAGTCGAACCTGCGACCAAGACCTTAGAAGAGTCCTGCTCTGTCCTCTGAGCTACAAAGGCAAATTATTATTCTTCTGGGAACATTCCCATATGTTTTAAGAAACGCTCTCCTTCTTCACTAATAGATATAGAGGCTTCTAGATTTTCATTATATTCAACAGAAATTAAATCTTTTTCAAGAAGATCTACTAGTGTTTTATTTATGAAATCAGAATGGGCATCCCATAATTCTGGTGCAAGGTCTTTTGCCTTTTCTGTAATTTTAAAAAGTATTTCACCATCTTCATCAACTCCAGCTATTTCTATAGCTCCTACCTCTATATAATAGTCAAGGCTGTTTAGGCCATCTTCGTTCATTTCCATAGCTTTATTGTAGTATATATATCAGATATCGTCAATAGATTACTGAATCAAGCCAGTAATTATTTTAGTATTATATTGTTCTTCCCACTTAGCGATATCATTTTTATCATTCAGCAAAGGCTGGCCTTTAATGTTTAAGCTGGTATTTAACAGCACTGGACATCCTGTATCCCAGTACCATTTCCTTATTAGCATATGCAGATCTGGATGTTGATCTTTATTTACTGTTTGTACTCTAGATGTTCCATCAATATGAACAACTGAAGGTATGTCATTTGGCCTTAAGCATTTAACAGCATACTGCATATATGGACTTGAAAAACTCATATCAAACCATTCATGAGCAAACTCTTCTAATACTATAGGAGCAAACGGTCTAAACAACTCTCTTTGTTTAATTAAATTAACTTTATCTTTAATATCTGGGTCTCTGGGATCTGCCAAAATGCTCCTATTTCCTAAAGCTCTTGGTCCATATTCCGCTCTTCCTACTGCTACCGCTGCAATTTTATTTTCTTTAAGGGACTTAATTATGTCATTTACAGGGTACTTACCTCCTAGATCATATCCAAGATAGGGTGTCTTCCAGTTGATATGCTTTCCATATAATGCTGCCGCTGCTCCAAGAGAGCTGCCAGCATCGCCTGGGTTTGGCATAATCCATATATCTTCATATATGTTCCATAACTTTGTATTTGCAGAACAGTTTAATGCACAACCGCCCATGAATACAAGGTTTTTCTTTTTAGTAATTATTTTTGCCATACGCATGAACTCTATTAGTCTTTGCTCGTAAACAACTTGAACTGCTGCAGCAATATCAAATCTATCCTGTTCAAGAATTGGCATACCCCAGTCAGTTATACCCTTGTGAAAATTATATTTTTGCTTATAATATTTTGGAAAGTACTCGTCCACTTCCTTATAGTATCTTGTCCAGTCTCCGTATCCTGCCATCCCCATCATAATGTACTCTTCTTGATTTGGCATCAGACCAATTAGTTTAGTAAATGCTGAATAGAACAAGCCAAAACTTACTGGGTAATTTTGTTTATATTTTAATTTTATTTTTTCTCCTTCACCAACCCAGACAGTTGATGTATTATACTCACCTATTGCATCAATAACAACTATAACCGCATCATCAAATTTGCTTGTGTAGTAACCAGCAGCTGCATGTGAATAATGATGCTTAAAGTAATGTACTGGTAGGTCCATAGGAAATTTTGGTTTCCAATCACTTGCGCCACCGTGTAGCAGGATTCTAGACTTTTTAAGCAAAGGCTTTTCATAGTATGCTATAGCATTTGGGGTACCATAATTTAATGCATCAATAATTATATCTTTATTGTTATACCAATCATTTTTTTGCTTGCTATATCTTTCAGAATGTCCAGCAAAAAGCACCTCTCCGTCTTTAATTAAAGACACAGATGCATCATGAGATGTCTCATTGATTCCAAGGATTATCATCAGTATATAAACCTATTCCAGTCATCCCTCTTCCTTTTTTTAAATTTATTAAAAAATTTATTAATATAATATATCAAGTACAAATATTTTTTCTTCATTTAATTTGCCACCTATCTTTCATTTCAGACAAAACTAACTCTGCAATGTGTGCATTTCTATGAGAGCCCCAATGTGCTACAACTTGTGTTTGATCAAAATTTGTTCCAGTAAATTTATTTGCATCAGCAGCACAATGAAATGTTCTTGTATCTTTATTTTTTAATTCTTGGTGGCAAGTACCTTCAGCAGAGACATAGTCGATTTGTTTTTCAAAATCATACTTCCATCTTTTAAATGGAATATCAAAAAACGATTCATAACCCAATCCTTTATTTTTTAAGTCTAATATTGTTTCTGGCATACCAGACCAGGTTGCCCATGTGGACCACATAAATTTAATTCCTAATGCATCACAGTACTGTTCAAGCATCAACAAAGATTGAATCTGTATAAAGTGTATTGTTTCTAAATTTAAAGTTCCCTCAGATGCAAATGGTGCTTTTTGAACTTTATCATATATAGATGTATATGTATTAACAAGTAGTGGTGAGAATAGCTCTCTATCTTGGTATTTTAATTCAGCCAAATCTCTTGAGTTAAATCTTTCTAGATCAGGCACGTACTCAAATCTTTCAAAAGGGGGTAGCATGCAGTAAATATATTTTGGATTGCCAAACTCTTTTATATAAGAAAACACTGATCTTACTATTGAGCTAACTGAGTTCCCTGGTGTTGAAATGTTATGCAGCGTTAAATCAATATTGTTTTCTAAAATATTAGAAAACCTATACTCTTCTGGCAAAGCTAGTCCCCAAGTTTGTGAACACCCAGCTACTAGCAAATCGCATACTCCATCAAAATCTTTATCTCTAAACCCATAGTTGTTGATTCTATTGGTAATCCCTTTGGCCTCAAATACTTTTTTTGGATTGCTAAAATAATCTTCGTACTTTAATCCTTTTGTATTTTGAAATTTTTGATTTTTAAATAGATTTAAATAAATAGATTCAATCATATACTTATTACCTCTTGAGTAGTTTTGATAAAATTCAGCCATTATTTAAAACCTCTTTTTCAAAAATTTCGGCAATATGAATATGCCTATGTACACCCATATGAGCATTCATAGAGTTATTATAATAGTAATCATTTGCATTGTCCCAGAACAAAATATTCTCTTCGTCTTTTAGCTCTTCATGACAGTATAGGTTTGGCTTATATATATACTCTTTATTCTTTTCATTTACATTTTCCCATAGCAATGACTCTAATGAAACATAATTTTTATAAAAATTATTTTGATTTGAAATAGAATCAAATAATTCAGTTGAAGATGGATCCCATGATCCATATCTTAAAAATATACCAGAGGCGTTGCAGTAATCCTCCAGCATCTGTATGTAGCTTACTGCTTGCCATATTGCTATTTCTTCTGTAATCATTTCCTCAAGAAAATATGGAGCAGAAGCGTACTTTGGCTTTTCAGACAAACGTCTAGTCCTATTAAGACCAGTGTTTGCTATCATTGGCTGGTTTTCTGATTCATCTGGTTGATATTTTGCATGCATAAAGTTATTTGTTGTAGGAAAAATAATTCTAAAAGGGTCTGGGAATGCAACAAATATATACTTAGGAGATCCAATTTCTCTTAGGTAGCAAAAAATTAATTGTACTATGCCAGCTATTGATTTTGCAGAATAGCCAATATTATCTACGGAAAGATTTAGTCTGCTTCCAAGCATCTCTGGCCAAACATAGGGGTCTGGAACTCCAATTCCCCATGTTTGAGAGCAACCAGCAGTGAGTATGTCTGATGGGTTTTGACTAAAATTTTTGCCACGAAAGCCAATCGAGTTAATTGAATAGTTTTGATTTTTTAAATTTTGATATTCTGGATAGTGTTTTTTATTATCGTCATCCCATAGCTTTGGCTGTCCACGATGCGCTAGCCACGCACAGTTATGTAGGCTAGGAAACAGAAGTTTATCTGAATCTTTTTTTGGGTAAACAAGTTCTCCAGACTGTATCAGGGCACGAAATGCTTGGTAATCTTTTTTCTCATTTGGCATCAGTATATAAAATCTTTTCTCTTTATCTTTTTAATTTTTTTTCTATAAAAAAATAAATATGTTTTATAAAATATTTTTTTAAGCATTAGCAGTCTCTTCTACTATTTGCTGTACATACTCTGAAAAATGCTTTCTTATGCTGCCAGATGGCCTTGATCCAGAAGCAATCCATATTCTTTTATACTCCATAACATTTGAAAATGTTGTTGGGCACAATGGAATGCCATTGTATTCTTTTAGTACTGTTGGAAGCGGAACATGCTTACCACAGCATTTGCAGTCTTTAGCTCTTTCTTGATATATACTCATAATATTGTCATCCTATCCATGGCGTCTCTGAGTGTTTCTGGCATTTTTGGTGCCCTAATCATATTGTATGATGATGTTTCCCCATCATCTTTTGTCATGAAATCATTATCATAACTCATTGATTCATATGTATGTATATTAACCTCTTGATTAGAATCAAATCTTGTTCTACTTATTGCATTAAATATTGATCCGCAAACAGCATCTGCAAGGTCTTTAGACCCCTTTCTTGGGTGGTCAACCTTGTCTCTCATAATCTTTAACTGCAATAATTCATCAATCAATAATGGTATATGTGGGCCACTTAATCTTTCTTCAAGAACAACCATAGCCATATCATCATAATGCTTCTTAGCTACCGACAAAATTTCAGTATTAATTCCGTACTGTTTTAATTGCTGCATCATGTCATGAGAGTTCCATCGGTCAAATGTGCAAACTCGGATCTTAAATCCACGAGTTCTTAGCGACAATATATAGTCTTTAACTTCAGTAAAATCAACAGACTTATCTGGTGTTGGTGTCCAATATCTCACGGCGTCTACTTCTACAATTGGTGCTGGCTGAGAGTAGCTATCTGTAACCTTAACGTTTACCCACTTTTGAACATGTGACATTGCTACAGCACAATGGTCATGCTTTTGTGCAAGGTCTACGTGAATAAAATATTCTTTATCTGGATCTGGTATAAACCACTCTTCTAGTCTTCCAAATTTATCTACAGCCAATCCTGCTTTGTTAAATGCCTTTTCAACCTTTTCTCTTGATTTAAAAAACGCATCAACCATTTCTGGAGGCATACATGCAAATCTTCCAAGTGCGTCTAGGGAGTTCTTATAGAAAGCAGTTTTAAAATCTTCAATGCTTCTAGTTGGATTAATCTCCCATGTTGGTCTCTTGAGTGCAAATACTTTGGGAATCAAATAGGACTTAATGTGATCTTCTTCCCACTCTACTAGCACTTCGTTTCCTTCTATGCCGTCTGGAAGATCTTCGTCCATCTTTAAAACTTTGCTTCTAATAATTGTTTCTTTTTCTGCAATAACGGATTCGTAAAACTTTTGGATTGGATCATTTTTAAATCTTGGAAAAGAAAGTAGAATAACCTTGCCAAAGTCTGGAAAACGAGAGTCTACCGATGCACGGTACATATCATAAATTGCATCTGCTGTTTTTGCCTGGTCATGCCCCGTTGTATTCTCAATTGCAAAGCCTGATATCTCATCAAGAACTACAACGATTACGTTATAGCCTTCCCAAGCTTCTCTTTCGGAGTGACCAGAATGTACTGTGATTGCTTTATCAAACTTCATTTCAGAAGCTTTTGATTCGTACTTTCCAACAAACCATGGGGACTTTTCAATACGTGTCTTGAATCCTTTAAAGAAAACATTGTTTGCCTGCTGTGAGTTAATAGCGATATTCAAGATATCAATTGAGTCACCTGGAGGTTTTCCATAGTATGTCGCTGGATCTTTTAAGCACAATAGTAAATATACTATATAAGAAACTGCAATTGTTGAACAGTAGTCTTTGCCAGATCCCTTGCCAAGCTGTGCAATTACTTCAGTGGCTGTCTGCTTTGCAATTTCTTTGCCACGCTCTTCTCCAAAAAGTTTAATCAGTGTTGATTCTTTATATATCTGAGAACTTTTTTCTATAAGAAGGTACTGTAGTTCTGATAATGGAGGCAAGCCAAGATACTTTGGGCTTGTTACAAACTCCTCTAGTTGTACTGGCTTTTCATCAAACTCTTCGCCATCAAGAAGATCAATCAAATCTCCAAAATCAAATGACATCTGACTCTTCTACTACTACTGGCTCTACAATTCCTGTAATTTGAGATAATCTTTTTGCTACATCAAGCTTACACTTTGGACATGTTGCAGTTACCTCTTTTAAGATACCAACTAGGATCTCCTGTTTTCTTTCTGTCTCTGCAATTTGTGATGCTATCTCGTTGTTTTCTAATACTCCAACCGCCTGAAGCATAGTAATTCTTTTAGTTTCAATGTCTGCAATTAACTTTAATGCTCCAGACTTTACGGCAAGCTGTCCAGCTTGGTCTGCATCTTCTACAGTCTTCCAAGCTTCTTTGATAAGCATGGCGTAGTGTTGATCAGCTCCAGAGATGGCCTCCTTAGCCCTTCCACGCAAGCTCACGTCGTTATGTACTACATCTTTCCATTCATCGATAAGCTCAATTACTTCAGCCCTCTTAAACCCTGTAAGGGTTGCAATTTGTGTTGGGGTGCTGCCTTTAAGTAGTTCTTCAACTACCTTATTCATTCGGTCAAAATGTACCGCTGGCTCTAGTTCAGTCATATATACATTATACTTCTAGTCGACTGAAATTGCAACCTGACTTTTAGCAATCTTAAGCAAGATTAAATAACCTATCATATCGTCAATGTCATTATCTCCAGCAAAGCCAGATCCGTTCTTGATTCTATTTATCTTATCATCAATACGAATCTTAATCTGCTCTTGATTATCTGCCTGAGAAAATATACGAATTGGGCTAAGAGCTGAATCTCCATAGGAAATATTCTTTTTAATTAGCATCTCTGCAATTTCAAGACACTGTCTAATAATCTTTTGACCTGAAGGAGCATCTGTTGCAATTAATTGTAAGTCTGTTACCCATGTCTGGTAGCCGTTATCTTTGTTTGGATACCCCGTCATTATTCCGCCTTTTTATTTAATGTTGCAATAAAGTGATCATCAATAGGATTATTGGGATCTTTTGTATATTTTATTGAGTCTATTATAAAATATCTTTCTACAATTGGCAATACCTGTGAGCCAGAATGGTCTATCCATGTTCTGCTATGCAGTACAAGCCTGTCCACTATTTGAGACAAATCTTTTAGATATGAGTCAAGCTCTGAATCATCTATATGCTGAAATACAAGGCTTGCCAAAACCGTGTCAAACTTAAAAGACTTTACATACTCCCAATCGGTTGTGTATGTTATATTGCTTAGCTTGTTATCTTCTGGAACTAAGCCTATCATGCTTGGAAGATCAAATGCAATAACTTGATCATATGTATCGGATAGGGCCACAGAGTTCCTTCCTACACCACATCCAAAATCTAGGGCTTTTGATCCATTTCCAAATAAAGATCTTACTTCATCATATACTGGCATATCTCTTAAATGTCCATTATATCCAGTAAGGATAAGGTCTCCTGCTGTTTCTTGATTGGCATTTAGCCACACGTCTTTACTCATCTTTTTTTAATCAATCCAAACTGGTCTAGGTACCTTTGTATTGTCATTGCAGAAACTCCGCATTCTTTTCCTATTTCTGTAACTGTTTTCTTTTGGACTACATATCTTCTATATAGCCACTCTTTACTTTGATATAGTTTCATCGCTCTGTTAGTGTATAGTTAGAATAATGTGCGATGCCGAATGCATCTGCAACATCGTAATCTGATAATGATAAATTAAACTTATTATTAAAATAATCTACGGTTCTTTGTTTACGCATATTCCTTAATTGGTTTTGGTACCAGGAGTCAGCATATCCTGGATTCTTAACTCTAATTGCCTGCTTTTCATCTTTGGTTGGATTTTTATTTCCAATATATGCTTGCCATGAAGAAGGAGATACTGTTAGCACTTTTGTGCCAGTAGCCATCAGTTCTGCTATTACTACTCCATAGACATAAGAAAGCTTGATAACTGCATCTGCAGATTTAACAAACACTGCTCCTTCTATTGCAATATAATCTGCACGTAGCTCATCAATCATTGCATGTGTTTTAATCTTTGCATCATATATCTTGTCGTATATGTTTTCACCACGAAGCTCTATCTTTCCCCATTTAATAGGCTTGTCGTTCTCCATTAGACAAAAAGCAATAGAGTTAGTAGAGGCATCTATACCAAGAACTCTGTTTGCTTTTATCTTAACAAGATCAGCTAACTTCATCTATCATCCTTAAAAGTGCATCTTTATTGTCTATATTATTATTCTTTTCGCAAGATGAACATAGATTAGATTTGTTATATCTACTTAAAACAATACGACATTTTTTGCAATTTCGTATCGCTCCATTTCTAATGGCCTTTTTTTCATAATACTTTTCCATGATCCTTTTGTTTGTTGCAACTCTACAACACTCATCTGTACAGTATTTTTGATTATGTGTTTTAGGCTGAAAATCTTTTTTGCAATCAGGATTAGAGCATATCATAGTGATGGCACCTTATAAGATTCTATTTGAACCGTACCCACTGGCGTATCTTTTGACCAGCATTCTTTTTTAATTGGACAGTATGTGCATGGCATTTTAGTTTTAGATGCACCACTTGGTTTCATTGGAAGATCTCCGTCTTTAAAGTTATCCCAAACCTCTTGCATCCAAATAAATAGGTTCTCAATAATCTCTTTATTTTTCTCGCTCATTGAGATTGGTATTACAATTAGCTCTTGTGTATTCTTGTTCTCATACAAAAAGAATCCCTCTTTGGCATCCTTAAGTTTCATATATGTTAAAAGCTGAAGCATATGGTTTGGAGTTGGCTTCATTTCTGCTTGTCTTGCATCCCAAACTTCTTGCTTTGCTGTTTTAATTTCACCGATAACTAACTCATTATCGTACTTCATAATTAAATCTATAAAGCCTCTGATTGGTGGATACTCATTAACAATCTCTTCTTCTTCTGCTACCCACTCAGGCATTCTTGAAATTAACTTTTGCAATCTTTCATGCGCTTGAGTTCCCTGAGCCATATTAGCAACAGCAACAGCATCATTATCGTCAATAAACATTGCTCCGCTAAATGCCATATACCAGTATCTAGGACATGTACCATGACCATAGCCAAGCGAACTTGGGCTAAATGATTTCTTAGTCATTTCTCCATCTGCACGTTTTGTGCTACGATATGACTCATCAAGTAAAGCAGCAAACTTTTCTGGATCAAAGTGTTTACCAGTATGCTTTTTAAACTTAAGATTCTTTACAATATCTCTACCCATTATTTAATATCCTTCCAAAAAGCCACCAATAAAACAATAATGGGACCAAATATAATTAATGCCTGTATCCAGCTCACGAATTGTACCTAACTACATACTTAAGGGCATCTACAAGCTTATCTATTGCTTCCTTTAATGAATAATAGATATTTTTTTTATTATTGTTTTCTGTGCCCGCTTTGTCTTTTGCGATAGTAGAATAGTATGAGGCAAGGACTGCAAACTTTGTCGACATTGCCTGTAACTCCATAATAAGCATAGGTGATTTTGCAGAAGGAACATCTGGATTCATTAAAAGCTTAACAACAACAGCTAATGCTTTATCTAGATGTTCGTCTTTCATGAACTCATGCAAGTCATTAAACTCTGTTATATCACTAATAAGCTCTAGTGTATTTTTATCTTCTGCCATCTTTAATCCTCTTATCTAATTTATCTATGAATAAACCTAATCCATATCCAACCGCAAAACCCAAACAAAGACCTAAAAGAAAACTAGTCATCATGCCAACCTCTGAATCAATCCATATCCGATCCAAAGTCCAACGATGCCCATAACTCCAGCAAAGACTGGAGGGGCTGGAACTGGAAGTTTAAATACTGCAAATATTGCGCCTACTCCTGCACCAGTTAATGTAGTTAATAAAATTTCTTTAATCATGATTGTCCTCCCAAAACTGGATCAGTTCTTCTAGTACTGCCCACTCAATGATGCCAAGCCTAACTTTTGCATCAGTACCTATAATTATCTTTAACGCTGGATGCATATCCCTGCTTACTTTAAATGTATCTGTGCAAATCTTAGACCACACGGGTTTATTTAATGTAAACGATGATGATGCTTCTTTGTAGTCCACAAGGAACTGATTCCATTTTGCATCACCTTTTTGATAATCACCACGACCACTATTTTTTTGAGCCTTAGCGTTATCTCGTTTTACTTCTGAACGCTCAGACATTAATTAACCTTGTATTGGTTATCATGTCCGTCTGGGCACTTCCAACTTATTGTTAACGTTGCTGGATCCCAAAAGGCTTCTTCTGCATCAAGCTTGCATTTACCACATGGCTTTAATCCAGATATTTTTTCAAGTTCTGCTTTATGTAAGATCTCTGGCTTATGAAAAAATTCATCAAGATTTGGCATTTATCTCTCCAACTAAGTTGTCTACAACATCTGGATTTTCTCTTAAATATGCGACAGCCTTTGCACGTCCTTGAAAACGTTCTCCATTTACTGTATACCATGCTCCACCCTTTTCTACTACACCTGTCATTTCTGCAACATCAAGAGTCTCTCCAACACGATCTACACCAAGAGTTTCCCCTTGGTAGTAAAAGTCGTATTGTCCCGATAGATTTGGGGGACCAAGTTTGTTGTAATCAATAATCCAGTTAACTGGCCGTCCAACTCTTTGTTCAATGATCTTGTCGCCAACTTTAACCCCAGCCTTAATAGCATTCGCCTCAGCTTCAGACGACCAGAGTTTAATGACAGTGGAAGAAAAGAACTTGACTGCCATGCCACCTGTTGGGATGTGACTAGCATGCATAGATCC